TCTCCGGGGTATATTTGAAGATTTTGTTTTTCCATTTCCAGTAGTAGGCGTCAAGCTGAAGCTCATAGTCGTATGCCCCGGTTTTACGGTTGTACTTGGGTTTGTACAGATCGCATAGTTCGAACCGTCCGAAACGTGTGTCCTCCGTCCAGTCGCCCAGTTTGAAAAAGACAGGAGATTTCAGGGAGAACTTCAAAAGTATAAAGTCCTCCTTCATCAGAGTGAACTTACGTTTGCTGCCTTTTCTGACAACATCCTGATAACATGGTGTACCAGCTGAATTTCTGATCTCAATTTTCATACAATATCTTTCCTGTCGCCCGGATTGGGTTCTTTGAGTTTGACCATAAACTTACCCCGGCATTTTCCGTAACTTCCATACTTGCCGCAAGACAGATAGTACAGATTGTAAATCTTTCCCAGTGCCGGGATTTTCAGTGCAATTTTACCCTTTACCAGTTCGGATACAAAGGACGAATATTTATCCAGATAGTCACTTTGCGAGTTTCCCGTAATAAAAAAAGGCAGGGTGAGCTCCCTAGAATCCATCTTGCAGATCTCAGGCGATGAAGTAATCTGTATGCCATGTTCCAACCTGCTGTCATTTTCGATATAGTCCTTCACAGGAGGGGGTGTCAGTATAGCCTCCAAAGCTCCGTCCATCAATTCCGCACCCCATGTACTCCAGATATTCCTGCCATTAATAAAAGCATTCCTCTCCATAATCACATTCCTTTTGTGTTTTTTTCTATCTCGGCAAGAGTGTCGTCCATGCCGCTCAATATGCCGGTATATTTTTCAATTTTCTCCAAATGATCGTTGCATTCATGCAATACATCGCGCATTTCCGTGACACACACCGAATGAGCAGCAAGTTCCTTTGCCATATTCAATGCTGCCGTGGAAATAATAAGCATATTCGCATTCATTTCCGTTCCTTTGGTTTCCAAACGTACATTAGACTCATACATGGCTGTCAGCCGTCCGCTGATCTCCTCACCTGTTTCCTGGCTCATGGTGGTGGAATATCCTTTGGAAGAGGATTGGGAATAAGAGTTTCCGGATGCGTCCCATCCGAAGATATCCGCCAGACTGTCTCTCTCGGCCAGCACTGCTTCAGACAACTGTTCCTGCATCTCACGCAATGCATCAACCTCATCTTTCGTATAACCATCCTCACCATATTCTGCCCAGGTTTCATATAGTTTTCTGACCTGTTCCTTGTACTTGTCGGCCATCATGGCTCTGATAATGGATTTGCGGAGCTGTTCCTCCAGATTCTCGGCCAGTTCTTCATTCCCGTTCTCCAGATCGGATATCATCTCCCAGTAAGAATCCTCAAAACTGTCAAAGGATATACCGGTAACCTGTTCCTTCACCGCCTCCAGTATTTCCTTTTCCGTTTCGCCATATTTGATGATATTTTCCAGATGGTTCCTGAACTCTCCGTCCATAACAGACCAGAGGCCGGCATAATTCTCCCTGATGGACTGCAAGACTTCCGGGGACATATTGATCATATCTTTCATCTCATTGAACGTCACACCGTACTCCCTGGATATCTCCCCGGCGACATCACGCCAGTTCTGTCCTTCCCATTTGTAGGAGCCTTTCCACATCCTGTAGCCCTGGCTGTGACTTCCGATACTGCTGCCGGCACTCAGACGTGCCTCGGCAAGTTTCTTTTGTACATCCAGCTCGTTTTTTGCAATATTCAGAGCTTCCTCTCCGGCTTTGGATGCTTCTGCACCGTAACTTTCATTTATATATGCCTTTTTTTTGTCAAGCAGCTCGTCCCAGATATCCAGTAGATTATCATACTGCGCCACCATCTCATTATAACCGGAATAATCAGCGCCATGGAAAATACCACCGGCCCCCTTGATCCCAAAAATGGACCCCACCGTATCGAAAATTCCTCCTACGGCATTGCTCACAGTTTCCAGTATATTTCCCACGAATTTGTCAAGCCCCTGGTCACCGATCTGGTCAAGTATGGCCAGGATGGCAGCAATAATCCCGCCTATCTTCGATCCGGATTCCGAGAGTACGTCAACCAATGACCCGACACTATCCCCGAATGAGGAAAGACTTACATCCGCCTCCCCGAGCTGTGCAATGGCATTGGTGACTCCGGTTATATTGTCTATAGCCTTCTTTGATGACTTGTCCACATTCGTTTTCGCATTCGTGACATTCAGGGATGCTGTATTAAGCTTTTTCTTCGCCACCTCCTGCTCGGCATGTGTTCCACTTTCCAAGGACATATTATATTCATCCTGAGCCTTGGTCAGTTCCTCCTGAGCTTTTCTCAGATTGTCCAACTGGTCTGGAAGATCACCAAGCAGTCCGCCTTTGTCAATAATGGCGGATTGTATCCCGTCTAAAGCTTCGTCAACAACCTTTTTTTGCTCTACAGCCATATTCTTATACTCATCGGATTCACGGAACAGTTTCAACTGTGCCCTGACTTTGTCAAGCTCTTTTTTAGACACCTTACTTAAATCCCCGAATATCAACTCCCAATTGATCTCCTGCTTCAACTTCTCAACATCCAGGGCCGACAGAGCTTCCTCAAACTCCTTTTGCAGGGATGCGATCCTGCCTGCATCAGACTCACTATCCATCAAATTCCTGTATTTGCGCGTCAACGCCTCCTTTTTCCCTTGGAAGGTGCCGTATTTGATCAGATATTCGTCCCATGCACTTTCCTGCTCACGCAAACCCTCTTTCCTCTGACGTCTGGTGGTGTTGCTGATGATCGTGTCAAATGCCGATGTATCCACGGACACCGAGTGCGAGTCAAAGGATTTTTTCACATAACGCTTGTCCTTCTTCGCCTTCAGTTCCTCCTCGGCCTCGAACTTTTCTTTCTCAAACCGGATTACAGCCTGGATATAGTCATCCTTCTGCCGCCGCAGAAGCGATATCTCCCTGCGGTTGTCAAGTTCCCGCTGTGCCAGTTCTTTTTCAGCCCCGGCCTCCATAGCATCAATACGGGTTTGGGTTATCCGGTATTCCAGTTCTTCCTCCTGACGCTGACGCTCCTGCAAATGTTTTTTCTGCAAGTCCTCCAGTTTCACACTCTGCGCATTAACCGCATTGGCTTTCTGAGGATCCACTTGGATATCCGTCTTGCCGGAAAGAATGGTGCGGGCCATGTCCCTGTACTCGCTGTCCGCATTTTTTTCGTCTGCAAGCCATGTTTCTAGCTGTTTCTTGTTCATCTTGATGAACTCATCCCGCATCTTGATCCTCTTCTCGTTGTCCTCCAGGGACTTCTCCAGACTCTCACCCCGCAGTTCCCGGATTCGGAGCTCAGCACCCTTGATCATGTCGCCATACTTCCTGACATCATCATCAATACGTGCCAGTGTGCCCGGAGTATTATCGAACCAGGAGGTGGAATATCCGGTATTGCTCATGGAAGAAGTCACATACACCCCTCCGGCCTGCTGCGCCTTCAGCGCGTTCTGGTATTTCTTCCTGTATTCCTCCAGATTATTCTCCTCTTCCTTGATGGCTTCCCGGTTCATATATTCCAACAGTACCTTCTGCTGCCGCACGAACTCCCTGGCTTTGCCGCTGGAAATATCCAGTGCCTGTCCGTATTCCCCCACTTTGGTTATCACTCCGGGAATATTGTCCGTGATTTTGGTGATGATGGAATTAAGTTCGGTCTGCTCGTCCGAGGATAGTCGGGTCTTGGTCTTCAGCTCATCATACCGGTCCAGCAACGGCATATACTCGGAATAAAGGCTTATGACCCGTTCCTTCTGTTCATAAAACTTTTCATTGGCGGTGGATACTGTTGTATTGACAGTTTCAGCCATTCTGTTTTTCAGGCTGATCCATAAATCTCCAAGCCAGGACAACCGTCTTCCTAGTTTCAATTTGGCATTTTCCAGCCTTGCATCAGCCTGAGCAGCCTTGTCAGATGCGGATACATACACTCCGGATTGTGTTAGCTGGCGGTCTATGATATTGGACACCCCTTTCATGAAATCACCAGTTTTGGCAACCTCCTCATTGATTTCTGCGGCGGAAAGTCCCAGGTTGTCCAGTATAAGAAGCGACTTGCGCCCCAGACCGGTCACAATAGAGTCTGTCATATATTCCACACTTTGGCCGGTCTGCTGCGCCTTCAACTGGGCGAATGCCAGATATTTTCCCATATCATCAACCGGGATCCGGAAATCCTTTGCCTTGACCGTTGCTTTCATCAGCTCAAGATCCGACAAGGTTTCCTTAGTGGCAGTACGAAGGTTTGCAAGAAGATCAGGGCGGTCCAACTTCTCAAATGCATGAAGAACTCCGTCAGCCTGAATGGCCACCTCCACACTTTCCCTGACAAATTCCTTTGCCTTGGACATGCCGTCTTTGAAAAAATCAAGGGCAGCCGCTCCGGCGGACGCAAAAAATCCCACCACCATAGCTTTCATATTCCCCAGTTTCAGGAATGACCCGGAAGTTTCATTGGTTCCGCCACGCAGACGGGCCATCGCCTCTCGTGTTTCCTCCAGCTGCTTTTCCAAGCGGGCATATTCTTCCGGATGAAGGGACTTGACAGTATTGTCCAGCTGTTTTTGAAGCCCGCGGGCTTCTTTGGCCAGTTCCGCATAAGTTTTCTCGGTGCTCTTCATGGAGGAGCGGAGAATCTTCACTTTCGCATTATTATCGGATATGACTTTGGAATTGGATTTCAGCTCTGCCTCCAGACGTTTGTACTCATCGCTGCCTTTCTTGCCGGAGGCTACCAGTTCTGTCATCGAATTGCGCAAGCCGTCATTCGTCCGTTGCAGCTCACGGGAGGACGCGTTTAGACGGTTCAGTTCCTCACGGGCCTCACTGGTATTCAGGGAGAGAGTGAACTTTATATAATCATCTTTCAGTTTCTTGTTCATACGGTTACTTTTCGGCAAAACTAGTAACCGGCAAGGAAGGGGCAAAGGACGGGAGAACATAAGAAGCCCCGCATATCCATGGACAGCGGGGTATTCAGTATAATAAATGTTTCAATCAAAATCAAGATAGAGAAGCTTTTCTTCTAAAAGATATGTCTTCCTACATTTATAATTAATTACAATTATATTTATAATATCAGAAATCTTATTCTTCTTCGATGATTCCTAATATCCAATTAACCCATGATAGAACAGTTGAAGCCCTTCTCCTAAATGTTGTTTCTGAATTAATGTTATAAAGGTTTGAAGTTTTCATAATTCTCACTATTTCATCTTTGGTAGGTTCTTCTGCTTTTTGTATATATAGTGCTAAAGTCCTATTAAATGCCCTATGAGCCAATATTGATTTGATAAATTTCAATTGTCTCTCAACAATACTTCCAGTCTTGAACAAAGAAAGGCCTACATCAGTTAATTCAAAAACGGTTTTATCATTTACTTGGCTCTTTTTGACTAAATTTAAATATATTGCAGCATTCGTGTAATAATCCACCTGCCGCATATCGAAAGAATCCTTTTCCTTAAAATCATAGTTGCAACTTAACGCTTCTTTCGTGTAATCCTCGTCAATATTATTGTATAATATTTCACAAAAATTTATGATCCTTTCAAAAGAATCAGCTTGTGGGAAAGGTACATTTGTGGGTTCATCTACAATAGATATGGACTTTAGTATTTCTTGTATTGTTTCAATATTCAGAAGCTGCTCAGAAGTATCTTTCAGACGATACTTTTTTTCTTTGATGAGTACTATGGAATTGTAATTACATAATTCATTGAACTGATATTCACGCAAATGAAATATACCATTAGTATAAGTAAGAAAAATAGGGCGGATCTTCTTCATTATTCGACCTTGCCATAAGCGATAAGGATAATACAATTGTCTGATTAAGAAGTCAGAAGATAAATTATTTTTAGCTTCAATTAAATTTAATGATGTAGCCCCCTCATATCCACCGTCAATCTCAACTTGTGCATTTTGAACATCAACATCAAGGAACAAATTTTTTTCTCCAAACTTTCGGACTTTAAAACTAAATGCTTGTGACCCCATTCTCCCACTGACAGTCGGCACTAAATTTTCATCTTGAGTGAAATCTTCAATGATCCGGGAAACATACGCACAATTAATCGCTAATGCCTCGCTTGTTATTGTTGAAAAATCAAGGCTTTCTATATGCGATGGTATTGCAAACTCTGTAATATCAAGATTAGGAGTTTCTATAAAATTTTCAAATGTTTCGATTTTAGATATTATATATCCTCCTCTTGAAATTGGAAGAATAGAAAGTTGTCTATCTGATAACGTCTTAGGAAGCTGAAAGCGATGATCAAATTTTGTCATTAACCTAGCTTCTCTAAATTCATTTATAACTTTAGAACTAATAATATATTGACCATCTCTACTTATGGCACCATCTATGTTATATTTTTCAAACAGTTGAGCCCATGCACTTTCATTTTTTGAATCACTCATAATTGCTAATTAAAAATTCATTTACTTGTCCTCTTTTGGTTGAATCTGAGTTTACAGCTCGAATGGCTTTTACAATATGGATATTATATCCGGCATAAATTTCTCTTATAAAATCAGCTGATGAATTTGACAACAAGAATTTTATCCCCCTGTCATTTAACGAATTACAAACATTCCTTAAACGAATTTGATCTTCTTCTGACCAGCCTCCTTGTATATACCCCGTAAAATTTGAGCTATCAGAAAGGGGATGATATGGAGGATCCAAATATACAAAAGAATTAATTGGTATATCTTTTAGTACCTCTTCATAGTCACCACTTAATATTTGTATTTTAGATGTATTCAAATATTTACTTACAGCTCTTATTATAGGTTCATTAACAATATTCGGATTCTTATATTTTCCAAATGGAGAATTAAATTCTCCTGCGTTATTTACTCTATATAATCCATTATAACAAGTCTTGTTAAGGTATATAATCCGTGATGCTCTCTCAATCTTGGAAAGATTTTTAAACGATGGTTTTCTATCAATAGCACGAATTTCATAAAAATAATCTGCTGTATTTTCATGTTTTTTCAAGTCTTCTATCAATTCATCAGGATTATCCCGTATTACTTTATAGACATTAATAAGTTCTTCGTTGTAATCATTTATAATAGCACGTTTAGGTTGTAATTCAAATAATAATGCCCCGCCTCCTATGAATGGTTCATAGTAAGAACAATTTGACAGTCCTTTTGGCAACCTTTTTTTTATTGTTGGTATAAGCTGTCTTTTACCACCAACCCATTTTAAGAAAGGTACTACAAGTCTATTTTTTGCCATTATAAATAAATATATTAAAGTTCTTTACGTCCAACATTATTTTCTATTACCTTCCTTCTTTACTTTTTATTATTCACTTTGTTTTCCCATGTGAGTAACTTTATTACATGATACGCACATTCTAACGACACTGCAAATATATAAAAAGGAAACTACAATATAATTATCAGACTGAAAATAATAATTAATCTATAATGCAAAAATTGCATTAGCACTCTCAAAGCTAATGAGGACGATATCCGGGACGATACGCACTGTCATTCCCGTCCGGCCAGGGGAACAACTTCTCCAGCCGGTTGCGGATTTCCTTGCGGAGCGAATCGGACATGCCCGCTCTCAGATCAGGCAATGCGTTGTTGTATACTATCCCCCATATCTGACGGTTATAGATACGGAGATCGCGTTTCTCCCGCATGTCAAGAAAACGTATATAAAGAGGGTAGCCCGTTTCCAGCATTATCGGATCCACCCCCGTTATCTGAAACTCGGCTGCCGCAAGACGGTCACGCAGATGCCCTGTACGGCCGGGCACAATTTTATCCGGGCGGAATCTCACCTTAAGTTGTCTTCCTTCCCGGTAAATACCTCTTTCCGCAATATCCAACTGCCGTTGATAAATGGTCTTGAAGTCACGGGACAGGGTTCTTTTGAAGAACTCCTCCCTCACAGGGTTCCATCCGTCACTCATTCCGTACCAAGTTTAAACGACACACTCCAACCGCTGTAATCCGTATAGAATCCTGTTTCCGGGGTAGTGGTCATCCGGTCAAGATTACGCATAAGACAGCACCCCCTGTTCCTGTCACCACGCATCACATTCTTGATGCTCTCGACAAGGGGCTGTGTATCTTCCAGCACCCGAACCGGACCACGGCGCTGCATATCCATACGGTCCATCAGAAATATAAGGCACAAGTTATCCTCCTCCACATTGTCCGGATCCGTACCTGTCTCCTGTGCGGACGGTACGACCACGAACAGAACCGGAAGCTCGTTAGAACTGATACTTTTCAGACAGTCGCTCATGTCCTGGTCCACATTCACTACTCTGACGGAATGTATGCCTGGTACACGCCGCATGACATTTTCATAATACTCACGATAGGTTTTCAAACTGATCATAGGCTCTATCTTTTGGAATGTAATTTCTCAAACTTCTTTCTGTAAAGGAAAATAAGGATATCCCAGAACGGTGTCGCCCTCACCTCTGCATAGTTCCCGAATGCCCCGTTCTCAGCGATATCCATTCCAATGCCCGTCCAGCCGGTATGGTCATCCGCTTCCGGCTTCTCATCTTTTCGGAAAAGAATCCGCAAGTCAACCGTTTCACCGTCAATTTCCAAAGGCTCCTCCCGGATGATGGCGAACACATTCATAAAAAACAGATAAGCATGAAGGCAGAGCAGAATTGGCGGTTCCGCACCTTCCCTTCCCGTATAAAGAGCTTTTCCGAACTCCCGTAATATCATGTCCCTGTCGCCGCCACCCTCATCACCCATCCGTCTTACCAGTGCCATGCACTTGCAGAAGGTGTCAAACGATACCCCGTTGAGCATGTCTTCCGGTCCGTGAAAGCCGTTCCATTCCGGAAGGAGGTTGATTCCGGTACTCAGGTCCAGCCGGAAAGATTTTCCCTCACGAATAACGAACGGATCCGTCAGGGACAACAGTGCCAGCGTTTCCTTCCATGTGGATGGAGGAAGATGCCCCATATCAACTGGGAGTGCCAGAAAAAGAGACAGAATTTTCAAACGTATCCCGGGTTCCGACAATATATGCTGGTTAGCCATGGTGGCGATCTCCAGATAACGGTAATACTGGGCAGGTGTCAGTTCCTCAAGCGTTTCCGGCACACTCACTTGTCTGTTCTGATAATATATTACACGCATAAAAATCAAAAGGTTATCCCCTTGCTTTGAAGCGTGGGGCCTGAAACATAGAAATCAACCTCCTCAGGCGCGGCGTCCAAAGCCGCCACCGTATCCTGCAATTCCTGAAGATACCGGTCGGCATCGGCCTGAAGACTGTCCGCCACACTTTTCCGCGCCTCTTTCTCTGCCCGTAACTTTTCCTTTACAGTTCCGGTCTGCTGCACCTGTACGATACCTTCCGGAATAACCTCTACAGGCAGGCGATCAACCGCTTTCTTGATGGCCAACAGTGCCAGAGGTCGCTGGCATTCCTCCAAAAGAGTGTCACATACGTCCGGATCCCTTCTGACAAGCCAATCAAACCGCTCCTTTCCGACAACAGGCAGAATGTCTGTACGCTGTATTTCACGCAGGATGGGAACCAGTATGAGAAATAGACGGTGGCTGCCGATATGATAGAACTCGTCAAACTCGTCCTTGGTACGGATGAGCAATCCGTCCATCTGTCTTTTAGCCAGGCTTTTTTCCCAGAAGTCAAACTGCTTCTCCTCCAAGAATCCTACCAGAGCATCCACCGACTCATACGCCAGATTGAGTATGTTCATTTCATCCTTATATTCCTGAAGGGCAGTCAGCCCCTTCTCATTCTCTCCCAGTTTCCTCTGCCTTCCGCTACCGCCATGCTGTGCATCCAACGTGGGAACAACCTTTACCCATGCGAAATATGCCACGGCACGCTGCGCCATGAATACAAGTTCCTCTTTCTCTGGGTCCAGGTCTTCATCCCAATAAAGGTCGACTATCGCCGAAAGCACGTCCGCCCCGATAATACAGGTCAGCTGGCGTGCGGCCAAAGGCAGTACCGGCTTCCACTTGGAATAGTCCAGGCTGTCGGAAATCATTCCCAGCGCCGCAACAAGCTCCTGGCGCCCTTCTCCGTTTCTGTCGAATATCATTTTCATAACTTATATATTTTCTTTCATACGGTTTCCCGGCGACACGTTCTCTTCCTGACTCACCACATTCCTGTACAGTCCGATACGTATATCTGTTCCCGGCCAGTTAGCGTTGATATACTCCTGCACCGGCTTGCAGAGTATCATGTCCGGAATAGCCGTTTCAGACGCATTGTAGACCTTGATGGAATACAGTTTCTCGCTTCCACTGCTCAGTTTGTTTTCCAAAATGAGGTTCGCCAGCACCGGATCAATTCCGAACCCGGAGGTGGCAGCAGCATCAGCCTTGTTGCTGATTCTAATCTGTGCCTCGATGTAATCCTTCACCTTCTTATCAATAGGAGTCACCTTCCATCCCTCAAAATCGTTGGCTTCATCGCTCCAGAACCGGGTCGTGTGCATATATTTTCCCACATTCTTCATCCCGGTAATACCTCCGGCAAATTTCTCCATGCATTCATCCTTGTAATCCTCCAGCATCTTGGCCGTATAGGTTTCCCCACGCTTGCGGCATACGGATTTCAAACGTTCCTCCGCCTTGTCCCAATACCCTTGTGGAGATTCTATATGCAGACTGAGCGCGCTGGAATTCAGATTATAGTTATGCAGTAATGGTGCCAGGGTACCGGCTATTTCCAGCCAGTCAAAGGCTCCCAGAAAACGCGGGGTACTAACAAAATCCTTACAGAAGGAATAGATGTTGTAATATCTGGCCGACACCGGATATCGGAAAGGATCTGCCGGATCAAACATGGGATACCTCTCCATATATTCAGGATCCGGGAAAGGGAAATCTCCCACGACAATGCCTTCCGGATCATTTTTCCCAGGGGGAGGGTACAACAGTCTGGCACGCTGGTAAGGGATATGCTCCAACCTTAGTAGCTTTCCCCGCCCGCCAATACGGGGCGCACGGTTGCGGACAAACTTGATAAAGAAGCCCTGCATGTGGGTGAGATCAACCAGACAACGGTGCATACAAATCCGATAATCCCAGGAAGACATGTCCGACTCAATATCAGGTGCAAGCACCCATTTTTTGTAGAAACGGTTGTCCGTATCATCAATTGCATCCTCATAGAACCGGGGACCGTCCCCCCATTGCAGACCGGCAATCTTGCCAAGAATACCCTCGCCGGCATAGAACCGGTCAAGCAGGCGCATGACCTCTCCGGGCATGTCATTGTTATCCCCCATCGGAACGATATCATATCCGGCCACACTCATTTTCCTCGTGAAACAGGTGTTACGGTTATGGTTCAGCATGATACTGGAAGGTTCCCATCCCTTACCACGTCCTGATATGTCAAAGGAATAAAGCGATCCATTGCCGGGGTCCACAAAGCCGAAATTTCCGCTACGTCTTACCTCCATATTACAAAACTGTTTTCTGTCCGTTAAATTCCACTACCAGAATCTGCCAGCAGTTCAATGCGTTGCCTGTTTCCGTATCGACAAGAAACAGTTTATGACTGGCATTCTCTATTTTTTCATCAGAAGCCTTGGAACGAAGCCTGGCCGCTTTCAAAAACACCAGATCACCGCCAGACTGTTTCTGACGGTTGTATTTCCGGAATTTGATACTGAATGTTCCTTCAGCTTTGCTCACCGCTTTCATCTCCTCGACTGCGGTATATAAATTAATTTGTCCCATATTCGCTATTTTTCAAGCAAATATGGGACAAATGCAATATGGGATAAAGGACAGGACTACTTGCTTTGTGGATGCAATTTCTCTATCAGTCCTGCATAGAACCGAAAGAATTGCACCAAATCCAGATTTCTTTTCAAATTGTCCGGTTCCATCAACTCAAAGTCATCCAACAGAATATCCGTCAATTTCTCCGTATGCTCCCGAAAGGAACCGGGCTCATGATCCTGTATATTAGCCAGCGCATCTATCACTTGATCTGTTATGACAGCATTCGGGTTAAATCCTTCTTCTTTCATTTCAGCCCTCCTTTCTTGCAAAGATGTAACGACACAACAAACCAAGCTAGGCAAAGCAATGCAGGAACAGCCGACACAAATGCTGCACATACCAATGCAGAAAAAGCCAAGGAAGCATGAGTCATAAGGCACACCTGACGGTTGGTAACTACGGATTCAAGAACACATGAGAACAGTTGGTTCTCCTTTTCACACCACGCAACAAGTGCGGATTTCTTTGCCCCTGATACAGGCAAAGTAACTGTTTGATTTTTCATTTTGGTAAGCAATTAAAATGAAACAATATGTTAATTATTACGGGGAAGAAACAGAAAAAGTTCCGCTCCCCGTTGCTTACCACCTTGAGAAAGGCTGTGGGCGCATTAACGACACCACACGGGACGGAACTATATGTATAGCCATGGACATAAAAAATGCCCGCAGCAAATATTTTGGCGAGCCTTCTCGCCTTTCTCAAATGGTAAGCACTGCAAAGATGGGGATTATTTTTTAATCCACAAACTTTTTGGAAAAGTTTCTTGAAAGCAGAACCTGCCAGTGCCATGAAAGCTAAGGAAGCATGAGCCATAAGGCACACCTGACGGTTAGACACTGGTTCTTCAAGTACGGAAGAAAATAATTGATTTTCACGGTTCAGCCACATAGTTAGGACTGACGATTTGCTCACGACATTTATGTCGGTAGCAGGAATTGAAACTGTTTGTTTCATACGGTTTGATGTTTGACATTTTAGGCAGAAAAAGAACGGCTGCCATCTCCCGTGTCGTCAAACATCAAACCGTGTCACTCCGTAGAGCAATTAAGTTTTGGGAAAGGCAGCCGTAGACTTTGCACAACAAGTTGCGACTTCTACAATATCCTTTATATGTATTATCATTTTCGTGACTTTACGAAAATGGTTCTGTATAGGCATAAAAAAAGCCCATTAAAATATGAGCATTAACCGCGCTCTACGTACTTGACGAACAAGTTTGATGTTTGACTCTGCAAATATAATGATAATATTCAATAGCCCAACATTTACTAATGGATTTTTTTACTAGTTTTGTAACAAAACACATTAGAAAACAAATGCAAAACTTACTCATCCCATTTTTTACTAAAAAGTTGTCAATTCTCTTAGGCAAAATTTTTATAAATTCTCCACAGCATTCTGTATTCCTAGTCTAATTATAAGTTTAACATCCTCTGTAGCACGAATAATCTTAATATTATTATAAAACACAGAAGGAGTCAAATCTATATACAATTTACCAAAAATCTGTTTAGCACAAAAAGTAGCCATCGATTTTATACCATCCATATCTATATTCACAATAGTAGAATGTGGATTTTTTGCCTTAATCAAATTATAAATTTTAAATCCGGTCTCCCTATCACTTATTATAGGGCCAAATTCTTTTAAATTAACTGTTTCCATTATTCAAATTTAATTTTTATTTCAGTTAATGAATCATCATCATACACAGATGCTATATCCGACAATGTCTTTGGATTTGCTAATGGCAAAGATAAATAAATGATTGTTCCTTGCCAAAACGAGCACAGTCCTTTTATCTTTTTTCCATGATTATTAAAAATGTAAGCTCCTTCTGAATATATATGAAGTTTTCCTTGAGTTGCAGTTACAATCTCATCTAAAATCCATAAACCATATCCCATATGATTGGTCATTTTTTTTGAAGTAATACCTTTTATCAAAGCTTTTCCCAATATATTCTCCTTTGGGCCTTTATAATTCAAAACAGGTGCCAATGTAGAAACAATACCATTTCCTGTATCAGCACAGGCTATTTCTACTTTGTCCTTATTTCCAACAGCAACAATAATGGATTTTGTATCATTTACTGCATGTTCCCAAAAATTAAGCAAAACCTCACCCAAACATGTCAATACCATTGAAACAACTTTTTCATCATATGCATAATAATTTTCTATTTTGGGTAAAAAACTTTCTTCAATATTATATTTTTTTTCTCGTAACAATGCCAATGGTGCTATAAAAAAGCGCCCTTCATCTTTAAAATCCAGATCTCTATAATTAAAATCTTTCTCATTCATATATGCTTGTAGTAATTCCCAAAAACCATATTTTTTCAGCTCTTCTTCAACATAATTATTATATTGTAGAAGTGGATTCTTAAAACAATCATTTATTGAAGTATATTCTACAAACTTATATATCAACAACAACCCTAATATATTTGTTCTATTCACGTTTGATAAATCAAACATTACATTAGGAATCAATTGACCTTTCATTTTAAAAACATCTTCGGTCATTCTTAAAAAATCCAGTATATTATTAGCATCTAAAGATTTTGGTACTATGTATTTAGTCTCATTCATTATAGTAATCTATTAGCATATTCTTTATTGACGTTTCACGCTCAATGTCAATCGCACTCCGATTTACAATTACAGTCTTGCAATAATCAGTAAATGAAATCAAATGATTAAATACATTTGCCCTAATATAGAGCTGATTACTTATAATTAATCTAACCAAACCATTAATATCATCTATATTCATTTCTTCCGATTTTATTACTACTATTGAAGAATATATTTCATGGATCGCCCTCAGTTTTTCTTTCTCTTTTTCGCTTTTTTTATTAAGTGAGTAGGATACATACACTAAAACGATTGTTAGCACAACTGAATATACTCCACCTATATAGTCTCCAAAAGCAGCCCAATCAGAAACATTGCCACTAACTCCATATGAAGCAAAATTAATAATATAGCATAATATTGGTATGCATAATACCACAGCCATAACCCAGAGATGATATTTTTTAATAAAAGCCTTCAGTTTTTTCATTTAAAAAGTAAAATCAACATATTAATTACTATCATATTTAAATATCCTCTTATAATATATCCTATCATCATTACATGAAACCTGATTTTATAGATTACACTTTCATAAAGAGGAAATATTTTATAATAAATCGTGCAACACAAATGTACAGATAATATTTAAAACCCTAGCATCTATTCATAAATTTCTTTATTATCCTAAGTAGAAAACGGTATTTTTTAGTTCTACATTTTGTTGTTTATCTACATAATCAGTTTATTTTCAGTTAATAATGAAGTAAAACCAAAATCTTTAAAGTCACACATCCAGACTCTATGCGGGCCGCTCAGAAGTCCCAGGGCAATTGCCCCGGGCAATTTTCGTGAAATATGACAGAGAAAAACGGCGGGATGCCTGGTACGGACAGAAATCACTCCTCAAAACCGGGAATATAGGGATTTGCATTATTGCCACGGGCAATACGGACAATGCGACGCCAGTTTCTGCGCATCATCAGGTATTTGAAAGCGTCACTGAAATTGGTAGAAAACATGGGAAGTTTCTTCGGGGCAAGCTTTTCACTCTTCTTGATCTTGAACACCACCTTGGTTTCACCCTTATAGCGGATGCCGGCTGGGGCTTTCTCAACACTGCTGACCATTTCACGGCAATTCACCGCATCAACCAGCAATCGGGGCAATTGCCCATTCTCTCCCTTCATCAACTCCTGCATGAATCCGTATTCCTCCGACTGGGGGATGATACTCTGTCTGCGGCTCATCAGAATGACGGTCCATCCGGTCCGCCGGCCATCGGCATCCTTCTCTATGGCATCCTTTATCTTCCTGGCATAATCCTCCCCCTGTCTTTCAAAATTATTGCCGGCCCGGTCATAATACAACGACAGTTCCTTACATTCATGTGAAGCAAAGAAATCCAAGAACTGGTCAGCCAGCTCACGGAACCATCCGGGAGGTATCTCGAAAAAGTTTTTGTGGCATCGGTAATACGCTCCGTCTTCCTGCCCAATCACGAATGAAAGCATGTTGCCGAAGTCCATGCCGCCATCCAAAGGCTCGTCATGCCGCAGATAGCGCAACTCCCGACTATTTTCCGCCGGCTCCCCTCCAGGACTCCCGTCATAATACTTATGCCTTTGCCCGAATAATACATAGAAACGGACATCACGCCGGAGACCGGGCCGCATACCCAGCACCGACTTGCAGAACTCATGCAGTTCAAGAGTACCTTGATATAAGTTTCGTATATATTCCGAGGTCAGGATATCAACATTGACCAGGGAGGATGCGTTAAGAAAAAAGGTTTGTCCGCGGCGCAATTTGCGCAAGGCCCGATCATAATAATCTATTTTCCTTTCCAGACGCGCCAGCACGGAGTGACTGGGATTGTCTTTCTTCTGCTCGCGCAGTTGCTTCAACAGCAGCCCGTTCCGTTCAAAAGCCGCCTGTACAATCAGAATTATACGGTCTGGATCCATATTGGGTGCATAACGGAAATACCAGTCATATTCCCCCTCGTTGACATCCGGCATATCAGTGGTGATCGTCAGACCAAGAAACAGATGCGATGCCCCGTAAGTGAGAGAATCGCCACGTAGAACAGGCATGGCACGGTTCACCTTCTCGTCCTTGTCATATTTTGACTCGTCATAAAACAGATGGACCACCGATTTGCCGGCAAGCAGTGAAGGGTTATCCAGCGAACCCATAAAAATAACACTGCCATTCCAGAAGGAATAGCAGTTCCGGTAATCATTGACAATTATGGAGCATTTCGCCTTCCAGGAGGCTGGCGGTTCCTTTCCACGGATATAATGCACCCCCTCGTACAGCCCCATCATTTCCCATCCCTTCTGTACGGCGGGCATGATGTTGTCCTTCAGATTGGCATAAGTGTTGGCGACAAAAGCGAAAGGCGCACCGGGCATTTCCCAGATACACCTGTATGAACGTCTGGACTGTATGACCGTACTCTTGGACATACCACGCCCGGCTATGACAACCAGAATGGTCGTATCCACGAAATCGGTCAGCATCTGGACATTATGGCTGAATTTTACATCCACATCCTCATCATTCGCTATCTTCCTCGCTAAATTCCTCGATATCATAAATCATACGTTTTTTCAAATCAAACTTTCTTATCCGTGCGTCCTCTTTCAGATTATCACGCACAGCAACAGGTATCTCCGGTATCGAGTCGATGAAACCCTCCAGTTCCTTTCTATCAATGGCGGGAACGCCCAGATCCTCACGGCTGGCCGTATAGATATCAACCTTTTTCTGGTTTAGAAGCTCTTCCGGTATCTCCGCCTGTTCCTTCCTGAAGCATCTGCGGTATTCACCGGCAAGTTTCAACAAGGCCCTTGCCTCCTTGATCTTGCCGGCCAGGAAAGCGGCGTCCGCCCACTTCTCGGCACGCTCGGCATACAGGGCAGCAAACGCCTCCGGACGGATGTTGTCTTGGGTATAGAAAAAATTGATGCTGTCATTATACACCTGCCGGGCCATCCAGTCGGACAGGCTGTACGGCTCCGACTTCAGCAGCCTGATTATTCCTGCCTTTGTCACCATCCTGCCGTTAGTGAAACGCATCCTGGCACGCAGACCACGTACCATCTCCATTAGAGAGAAATACTCCCTCTCTTCCGGACGCAAAGAATCCAGCGTTCCGGTGGAAAGAATGCGCTGGATCTGATTCAGATCAACCTTTTCAAAGTCCACTCTTGAAGGTCTGACCGGCAATTCACTCATATTCATCCATATCTTTTAACAGATTCTCAAACAAACGGCGTTCCTGGATCTCCGTTAGCAGCTTAACGGCATCAATATTCCCGTCCTCAGCTGTTTCGTGCAGCTTTATCTCGGGAGCGGCCCGTGAGACAAGCACGCCTTCACGGATCAGCCCTCGAATGGTGGTTCCTGGAATACCGGCGTCATATACAAAAAGAAAGCATTCAGAAGCGTCAAGGCCAAGATAGGCGGCAATATCCTCCGGCGCATAACCTAAAGCGGCCATGCGGCGAACATCATTTTTTTGCTCTCCAGTTAGAGCCAGGCTGTCAGGGGGAATATCATTCATAAGATAATTTGTTCAAACATTCTTCTAGGTACGCCAACTCGCATTTTTTTGCAGACAGTAAATGGGCAAACTCGCCACGGTCACAAGGGTGGGAGAAACGCTCCATTTTCAGGAGTAGCCCATTGATCCCGTCCTCCAGCGTCCCCTTCCGAAATATCAGTTTTTTTTTCTGTTTTCCAGTTCCTTCTCGGCGGCCGATTTCATAGATTCCCATTTATCCACTGCCGCCAATGCCTTCGCACGTTCCTCCTCACCTTCAACGGTTTCAAGCTTCTTCTTCCATTTGGACACGTTGCTGGCCGCATTCTTACGGATATTCATCACCTCAAGATCACTTTTGTTGGAAAGCTCGTCAGAAGCTAGAGAGACGGCAATACGGGGATGTTTCCCGAGCAGCACATGATTGTCACGGTAATATTCCAACTCCTCCCAGATACTCCGGTCCTCCAGGTAATTCTCCACAGTTGTTTTGGCTATGGCAAACGCCTGTTCCAGCTCAACGTCATCCGGCAGTTCCCCCAGTTCCCTGAAAGTTTTTAGATAAAGGTCATAGGCCGTGAACATATCGGCAACCAGTATTTTCAGTACATCCGGACAATCCGGAGAGTTGAGGAAGGGGAAACGGTCACGGAAACGGATCACATTTTCCACAACCGGGGTGACAGGAACATTCACTGCGGTTTCCTCAGCCTTGATCTCTCCCACCACTATAGAAGCTGAAGATATGTGGGGAGAGTCCACCGCCTTCCGTTGCATTGTCCTGAAAGCCGTTTCCGAAATTCCGGCAAGCTTGCGCAGTTCCTCCATCAAGGTGGCACGAAGCAGGTCCGTTTCGGTATTCCGCCGGAAAGTGGCTTTCAGCATCAGATTAAGCCCGTACTCCTCGTACAAAGCAATCCCCTCACGATACGGACGGGGACCGCTCAGATAAGCAATAATTTTTTCTTTCATACGATAAAATTTACAATGTACCATACAAAGAAAAAGCCCGGCAATTGCCGGGCAAAAGACAGGCATGAATAAAAAATCCATGCAACGGTTCAATTGCATGGATTGGTGTCGAATAAAAACAGCTTTCAATAAGAAAGTCTGAGTGAACCTATTTTTTGAGAAATGTCTTTCAGCGCATGATTGAATCTGTCCAGCTCCTCGGCAGTGAATCGGCAGGGCTTCCCATTGACCACATTACCATTAATACGCTGATATAGCCATTCTTTCGTTTTGCCAAAGTAATGTTTCGCAATGAAAGACAACGATATGATCTCGGATATGTTCTGAAGCTGTAATTTTATGGTTCTCTCCTCCATGCCAGCAATTTCACCACTAATCCCATTCAAGCACTCATCCATGAAATCTGCAATCATCTTTTTGTCCCCTTCACTCGTATAAGTATCAGCTATATGTTTCACCCGGGAATAAAACTCCCCGGACTCTGTTCCCATTAACGGACGTAGAGCGTCCAATTCCTCTTTCAGTGTCATGATCTCTTTATTTTTTTAAGTTCCCCATAGGCTGGGGAACACTGTTATTACTCATTTTCCATCTCTTTAAGAATTTTCTCTATCAGGTTCAGACGGTCAAGAAGGGCGTTTATCTCTTCAGTTCTCCTGATCCCGGTCTGTTCCTCAATAAAAACCAATTGTTTCAATTTCATTTTTACAACCCCCAATTGCATTGTGAGGTCCTTTTTAATTTGTTCCTTACTCATTATATGCTGTTTTTAATCGACATTCAAAAATAATAATCTTTTGCTTATTATACAAGGATCTCTCAAATAATCTTTTGCTTATTAATCATTTTTAGCAAAATTCCGCATGAAATAAAAAAAGCGAAGCCGAAGCCCCGCTTTCCTGAAATAATGAAACCACTAAAATAAGAATATGACTTATGCCTGATAACGGCTCTGCTCAATCCATGTACATGTACCGGATCCGGATTCAAAAGCCTGAAGGGTTATCTGGCTGCCCGGACTAGCGGTGAAGGTTTCTCCGCCACGCAGCAGGAACTGGCCGCCGTGAGCAATTGTCGGAGCCACGCCTGACGCTACACCCAGCAGGGTCATCACTGCACCATGCCGTCCGCCGGTCACTTTATTTATTTCCGCTTCACCACCCTGAAGCTGATATTGCCCTTCCGCCGTAAACGGGATGGTAGTGGCAGACGCGCTCACACTCGCCACCGGTTCTTCCGAAGGAACAGTACCCTTATAAATGGCGATGTCATCCCCTTTACTGATCTGGGTAAAAGTGAATTCAGAGGAGTTGGCATCCTTGTTACCGGTATAATTGACTCCCATCTGCATGGGATTGCAGGGAGAACCGAACAGATCCTTGTCCTGACCGTCACAGTAGCTCATTATCACGATACATTTCCGACCGAGCCAGTTGGTCTTGAACTCACGGACCGCCTGCTTGTTTCCCGGATGGTTCCCCTTGACCGTAGGGGTGAAACCAAGTGCGTCAGGATCTCCGTCTGTATTGCTTGTAACCTCCACGGTACCGGGAGTGAAATAGATGTCGGTAGAATAACATCCAGGCTTCAATTGTATGTTCTCGGTCATCAACACACCGGCCGAGTCACGTGCCGGGAACACCAGAATATCATCCACATCAATGATACTCATCATGTCGCGCGGGTTGATTCCTTTACCCGGATTACCTTCCGGGCGCTTCACTGCTCTTTTAACGTATGCCATAATTATAACAATTTAAAATGAATAACAGGGGCGGATTACTCCGCCCGTAAATTTAACCACGTGCCACCTCATAGAATTTGCCACCTGCATAAGTCAGCATGATAAATTTGCCGGCGCTGAGCGTCATGGCATCAGTCAGGACAAAATTACCACTATTAGCGATAGTGGACGCATTCGTATTCCCGGCCCCGTGAATGGTATACACCTCACCTTCCACCGCATCTGTGAAATTCGTGATGGCCGTCGCTTGGGTATTGGTTCCCGTTACGAACACCGTGGCACCCGCCAAAGATGGAGTGGTTGCATCGTTGGCGAACTGTAATGCACCGGAAGCTGCCGTATCACGTCCGATTTCGATAAATTTCCCGTCAGAACGTTTCATCAGACGTATGGTGTCCCCTTTCTTCGGTATCCAGTCGGCACTGATCAAGCTGAACTTATCGGATTTGGTGATCTTTACCCCCTTGTCCTCGCTGCCACACTTGATGGTGACAATCTTACCCACTTCGGCGTTCTCAATATCCGTAATGGTGAACAGGCTGGTGTTGGCCACGGTCTGTACACTGGTATGCAGGGCTACGTTCGGGTTTTTGTCCTTCTCCCCGTCAATGAAGGAAGATGCAGGTCGGTCATACTCGTTACAGAAGATCATCTGGCGGCTGCCGTCCATATCCTCTTTTTTCGTATATTTGAAACCTACCGCACGCGCCCAGATGGATTCCTTCCACAAGGACCATACCTTAAGCGTCCAGTCTTGTTGTTCCAAGCTGAAATTTGTCATTTCACCGGCCACATGCTCGAAGCATTTGATATTGCCCTCCATCGTCCAGAAAATACGCTGGTGATTGTCTGCGTTCGGAATCGGAATCAGCTTCACAGCCGGATATTCCTTAACGTACATCATATTGGCCTTGTAATCCTGGTTCACACCATAGTGCAGCTCGTTGTACTTGTGATACCATACTACCATATAGCTGGGAAGATACAGGGCCAGCTGCCCGCTGTCACGGTACACGGCAGGAATCATTCCCGTACCCTGGAACAGTTTCTCACCGATATTGGCTTCCGTGATCTCACCCAGCACAAACGGCTTGATCTGGTAAACGGTCTTCCCGTTATTAATGTCAATGAAACCGTCAACCTTCTTTCTCAGCCATTCATACAGCCCGTCGGCCGCTTCCATGGCGCGTCCCGGCTTGTTAAGGTCAGGATCCTTGCGCACGCCATTGATACGGCGTAGCTCACGCTCGTTATGCAGCTTCTTGGCTGTTTCCGCCAGAATGTATTCAATGAATGACCATTTGATCGCCTGTGATCCTTCCTTGTTGAGAGAGCCGATCCAGGTCTTTTCCAGCTGCTTCAGGTCACGGAACTTATGGGCGAACATGACACTGAACATACGCAATGTCTCGTTGTCGAACTCATATTCACCTTTGGTCACATTGTCGAAATCACTGGAGGTGTTGTCAGCCTGCGAGAACTCACCCAGCCAAATGTTGACCAGAGTGGCCAGATCCTGATATCCGCTCTCCACCGGGAAGATGCTCTCGATACTGGGGAGCTTGGTCAGGAATGACTGCAAACGGTCCTGCCAGCGGATGCGGTAGAACGCACCAAGGTCCTCCTTCAGACGGCCGTAATCCACGGAACTTTCCGCACGGACCTGAATATTGATTCCCTGACTTGCGAGCAGAGCGGCACGGGCACGCATGTTATACGGACGATCCAGCGCGAACATCTCACCCTGCATACCTCCAAGCTGCTTGTCATCATCCAGGTTGAAGGCACCGGCACCCGTATTTTGTTTCAGACCGGCACCCGCACCATGGTCCGGCTCCGGCAATGCGCTCAGTACCGAAATCTTCTGCTTCAGCTCCGCTATTTCGGTATCTTTCCGGGTGATGGCCTGCGTCTTTTCCCCGTCTGTCTTTCTTATTGCATCCAACTGCTCCTGCAAGGAAGCCATTTCGGATACTTTCTGCGCCAGCAGACCACGAATCAGCGCCTCTCCCGAGTTCTCAACAGGACCGGCCTGCTGTTCCTCATCCTTAAAACCATTTTTCAACGCTTCCCCGAAAGGAGTTATGAACTTCTCATCGAAGCCAAGTTCTTTCAGCTTGGCTACATCATCGGCATCGAGGATATCCTTGTCCTCAGCCTTCTTCCACTCTTTCAGCCCCAGCAATCCAAGGATTGCGCCGGCAAAGGTGGACATTTTAGAATACTTTCCCATAAAAATAAAAATTTAAAAGATTTGATTTGTCTTGTTGATGACGGACTGCGCCAGAATCCAGCGCGCAGCTCCCTCCAAAGTGTTATAACCGTCCGCCAGTCCTTCCCTGACCGCTTCATCACCCATAAAGGTCGCCCCGCGGAACACGGGGGAGTCCTTGTCATAAGCGATGGAAAGGTTCTCCGAAACGGTCCGGCAGAACATCATGTGCAGTTTTGACAGCTTTTCCTTATAAGGTTCCTCGTTATTGTTTTCCGCAATCTCCCGGTGTTCCCTGTTTTTCAAGTCGGCCGAATCCGGGTAAATCTCCCGATAATCGATTCCTTCTTTTTTCAAGGCCTCCTTGGCATTATAATAGGTACCCACAACACCGATACTACCCACCTCGCACATCAACGAGCCAAGAAAGCGCTTGTCTGCGGCTGATGCCAGCCAAAAATGTGCGGAAGCACAAGCTCCGGCAATGTAAGCGACTACGGGTTTGGGACATTCGGATATCATTTTTGACGCATTGTCCAGACCGGTAATCATTCCCCCCGGTCCATTTATCCACAAAATGATGCCTGCAATACGGTCATTAGCTGCCGCCTGTGCAATATATTCCTGAAGGCGGAACGTCTCCCAGGAATAGAGCGTCCCTTCCAGCACAATAACGGCAACCGAATCGGAAGGAAGACCGCTGTCTTCCAAATTCCACCGCCCCACAAAATTCAGATCCGATGCGTATGCGGTCACGGTATCTTTTTCAAAAAATGCCTCTACCTCCTTAAAATTGCCGGAATGTATTGAAGGAAGGATCAGTGAGACCAGATTGTAATAATCCTCTCTAGCCATGGCCCATTTTTCATTGAATATTAACTGAATACGATTCATCCGTTCTTTTTTCCTGCAAAATAAAGAACAGATCCATCCATGAACAAGGACACGGAGAAGCGGTCATCACACCCGGTCATGAAAAGACCGTTTTTCCACATAAAAACACCTCCAAAAAGGACATGGAAAGGACAAAAAGACACGCTACGTTACATAAAATTATCTGTGTTTATATTCCCGAACGGAGGTTTTACGGCGCATCTTCCGCCGCCAGCGCTGGTAATCTTTCAGAAGTGCTTCCACGCTCAGACTCTCAATGCAATACTTCCGGAGAAAGTACCAGGCCGAATTGATGTAGTCTATACCATAGACATGTTTGTTTTCATCAAACAGGTCATGAAGCTCCGCACGCATCATTGTGTTTATCTTCCTGGAAAGTATTTTGGCTCCCCTCTCGCCTATATAATTATAGGTAGCCAAAGGTTTGCCACCCGGAAGGTGTGCCTCTCGGCGCTCCGGCAACACAAGCTCCAGATTTCCGCTATCCACAGGGCATCCGGCAGGACGTTTCTGCAAAAGATCATAGACGAAATGGTACAAATCAAGATCTGAAGGCAGGCGGACTACCTTGCTGTCCGGGGTTCCATACTTGCCTATTAGATATTCGGCTAAATAATTTTCTATCGTTATCTTCGTGGTAATCATATACTTATGTGTTTATACAAAAGTAATGATTTAAATTGAGATAGTCAAAGAACAACCGGCTAAAGATGGACCGGCTTCCAAAAGAATCATGAAGGCCGTTGCAACACCCCTTGAAAAACAAAGGGGGGATTTTCGTGCAACCGTACGATCTGATGATTAACATTATTGTAATATATTGAATATCAATATATTGTACACTGCACAATTCGCGCACGATTTTCGTACGAAATGTAAAACCACGCACAAAAAGCCATAAAATACGTTTTTGGACAAATCGAACGGAATCGTGCAAAAATCGTGCAGACATAAATATTTATATATCAATATATTATAATCAAAAAAAACGCAGTTGCACGATTGCACGAAAATTTCTTCATTTTTTATAAGGGTATATTTCTTAAAAGTTAAAAAATAAAAAAAAGAATATATAGGCCGCCCGTTTTCGAACAGATCGCACGATTGTCCAAAATGTTTTTTCTGGGGAAAAAGGGGTATGAGGGGAAACAAAAAAGTCCGGAAAACCGGACTTTTAAACTATATGTCTTCAGGATAAAATGCCTGCGTTATGAATTCGTATTCCCGGGGGAGCGACCGCACGCCCACAATAACACACAAGCCTCTGGCAGCCATTTCATAGAGCCTCTGGTTGGTCACAGGGGAGTTCCTGAAGTTATACTGGGCGCACATCACGAAATAAGCCGTGGACAGGTCACAGGAATAAAGATCCTCCTGTATCAGCTTGGCCGCATCACTAGGTATCAGGGCAAAGCCCAGCCTGACCGCAAGCCTTGAAATCATCTGTCTGCGTGTCCGGACATCAGGACATACCGCCACAAAAATTTTATTCTCTTTTTTCAGCATATTGCTTCCTTTTTATTTGCATATCTCACTAAAAATCACTAACTTTACAATGATATAAATTGGGATATATCATACATTTCTATCCGAGTAGAAATGCCTGTAAGGGACCGCAGGCCGCCAGGCCGGACAACGCCGGATCTCACTCCTGTCATCAGAAAACTCCAGCAATGCGTCATTAATGCTCTTGTGGAACAGCTCCTCTATGATACACATTTCGGCCACATCCATGAATAGTTCCAAAGAGCGGGCTGTGCAGTGCTCGGATACAATGATGGATCCTCCCTCGGGAATCCGGAGCAATAACTCCGTCACCCGGTCATAAAACCTTTTGAAACGGCCCGGATCACGCCCGGCCAGAGGCATTACCTTTTCCAATATTTCCTGATAACTTCGTGCCATGTCAGTAGTCCAGTCTCAAATTTCCCGGAAGATCAGGATCCAAGGGATCTTCTCCCGGTTGTATGATCTCCTTGCCGGTACCGACCGTGAAATACTCCACTCCGCCGGACTTGTCATCCACGACAGGACGTCCGTCCTTATCGACCTGATAGGGGAGTCCGGTCTTGCTGTCATATTTCTGGGGGTTAAACACAAAACCTTTCCATTTGCAATACATGACGAATTTTTTCTTGAATGAGGCAGGGGTATTATATTTCCGCTGGGCCGGATCATACAAGCACAAGGCGTCGAACAGCTCCTTCTTCACCAGGCGGCAACCGATATGCTCCGGTGCAGAGAAATACTCGTCAGCCCAGGAAATGAAGGTTTCCCCGATCTCCTGCCGCAGTTTGCGCTCCTCAAGCCGTTCTCCAGGAGCTTGGACCACACCGAACGTCAGATACAGTTGGATACAGTTGGCCAGCAGGTTCCAGCACAGGTTCCACTGGTCAAAATCCCACTCGGTAAAGAACAACGCTCCGAAATCGTCAACCGGTTTGTGGCTTTCATTATAAAAATCGGAAAAGGCCAACAGCCACTGGCGATCCGTGAAAGAGGAGCCGGTTCCGCGGATGGCATGGTTCGTGGCAATATAGATTTTGGGAGACTGCGAGAACGACAGCGTGATACGCCGCCCTCCCTTATAGTTAACACTCCAATCCCCGGTAATGTTTGGAAACAGAAACTCGAAGTTGAAGTTCTGAAGCACATCATCAATAAACACCAGCTTGGTTTTCTCCATCACGTCATTCCATACAAACTGGTCTTTGAAGATGTCGGAGTTCTTTCCGGGAATATAGGCTATAGGCATGACGTTCCTCATGAGTTCCCCTATAAGGGACTTTCCGGAACGCCCGTTTGACTCGCCGACCTCCGACTGCTTTCCATCCATACCGATCACCGCACGCGCCACATTGGAATCCTTCGCTTCCATCAGCATGTACCCGATGGCGCACAGTTTGGAAAGCAGATGGATATGGTTCTCGTTCTCCTCCTCGGGAGTCACCTCGCCGCTTTTCTTCCTCCATGTGAAATTGCTGGCATTGATCAGGAATTGCAGATAATGGCAGCGGTGTCCGTCTTCGGTCAGCTCATAGGAATACGTATCAGCGTCCTTCCTGAAGGTGACAAGCTGTTTTCCCAGATATTTGGCCGGATAGTCACGTCTCTGCTCCTCCCAGATATGATGTGAGATATTTTCATAGCCCATTTCCTTTACGCTGTCACGGGTGACCAGCCAGCACGATTTATCGAAATAGAAATACTGGCCGTCTCGGGAAGGCTTAATGAAATCGGGCTGTATGTACTCCAGCAGTGATAGCTTGTCCGGTCCCACATACTGCGACACCCCCTTGATCAGCATCTCGTTCACTCCCACGCAGCAATTATGCTTGGCGAACTGGAACAGGTAATCCCGGACGTCGCTCGCCTCCAAGGACCTAACCAAAGGAGGTTCCAGATGGATGAACAAGAAACTCTTGTCCTGTCTTCTCAGGCGCCCAAAACCACGGTTCTGTAAAAAGTTCTGGGAATTCACGTAACAAAACTCATAATCCGATCTTTCGTTATCTTTCCCCTCATTCCTCTTGACCACACGCCAGAACTGCTCGTCCGCGTCAAAGGGCTGAGCCGATACGACCTTGCCATCCTCATCGAATTTCCAGCGGTAACGGTTGAAAAGGAATTCCGGAAGATTCTTCAGCAGATCCTTGTGGCGCTCTGCAAACGCCTCATGGGAGTGAAGACACCAAAGCTCCATCAGCCTGTGGTCAGTGAAACCGGTAATTTTAAACATCTCTACATACTGGCCGGAACCCTTCTTATCATTACAGGCATAATCAAAATCCGCGGCCAGCTCGTCCTCTTTTCCCAAAAGAGTATTGGCCAGCAGGTCATCAAGCCCCTTGTCCCCTGCATCATTTTTGCGGATATGCCCTACAAATATTTCCAGATAGATGTCACGGTTCTTCAGACTACGCATATACTCCTTGAAATTCCTAGCAGCGGAATAAAAGTTCCTGGGACGTTTCTCAACCGGATCGTTTATCTTGATATTACTTGAGATATCATCCCAGTCCGAATCAAAAACAAATGCCACCTCCCTGACCTGGCAACCGGTGACAATCCTGACGAAATCCTCCGGTAGCGAGCCATTATTTCCCAGATTCTGTATCCCTGACACGGCAATGGACGGGATGCCATGCTTGCACGCCTTCTCCGCTTTCTTCTCGCCTTCCTGGATATACAGGCGGTCTATCCTCGTACCGCTCTTGAAGGCGGTGCGTATCTTTTCCGGAATATATATAGGAGTACCGGACCCCCGCGGTGATTTGTATTTGAAAGGCTTCCCATCCTTGTCCAAATGCATTTCTGGGAACTGCCAACGAATGCGGTAGTATTCCTTCATCTCCCCGGCCGCCCTGCGCTTGTTATCCTTCTGGACATAACGGACAGGAAGGCCGTCCAGATCATAATATTCTATGATGACATCATCCCCCTTGGCCGTCAGCATTCCCCGCTCATCAATCGTTCCCGGTTTGAAAGTACGGCATTGGAACACGGATTTCGTATCATCGGTCTTGTACACACTGGCGGTCACATCCTCGAAAGTCAGTCCCGAGGCGGCCAGCATTCGGGCGCAATAAGAACCCGTATCCAGCCCTTTGGCAGCCTTGCTTCCCTTCTTCATCTTCTGAACCGGTTTCCAAGCCGGTTTGTCCGGATGGGGGTCCAGCAGCACACAGAACTTCTTGGCAAGGTATTCCAACGCATCTGTATAACCGTATCCTTCGATATTCATCAGATACGACACGGCACCCTCTCCGCCAATCTGGCAGGAGAAGCACTTGAACAGATTCTTGCCGGGGCTGACCGTGAATTTCTTCGCGCTTCTGCACTTGGGGCATTCGCAAACATAATCCTTGCCGGATTTTCTCAGTTCCCGGAAATCCTGCACAACGTCAAGCAACCTGCCGTCCGACGCTGATTTTATCCTTAATATTTCGTTTTCATTAAAATACATAACAAATAATTATATAAATAAGCCGCAACTTCATAAGACAACACAAAATTACCGGATTGCAGCAACCCGGAATGGACCGGAAATGATGATGTTCCCGGAACACTTTGCACCTTTCAATTCATTGACATCTTGTCCCGGTTCACTGTTTTAGTCCTTTCGTACTCCAGCAGAGCGGACGTCACCGCCTTCCGAAAGTTCTCATTCACAGCTATTGCACCATAAAGCAGCCTATGTAGTCTTGCCCCCTTACAACTGGAAACATGTCCGGCAAATATCTCATAACCCTCCCCAGTATCCTCTTCTGACATTATTGTACAGGAAACATGTAAACCGGTCTCCTTACTTTGTTCCAGTATAAAGGAGAGAAAAGCCTTTATTTCAGTTTGTTTATTCTTGGAATTCATAATCTTATATTTACTCATAATTTTCTTATTTTAAAATTTCATCAATAGATGATAAAACACTCTCCAGTCTTTCCAACTGCTCAGAGTATTTCATAAGAAGATTTTCTTCTCTTTCCGTAGCCTCCCCTCCATTGTGAATATCATTATACTTTTCGTATTTTGATTTTACACTCTTATATGCTTTCTGAAAGAACGGAAGCAATATCTTACATTCCTCTTTGGTCATACAGACCGTTATCTCGTATGGAGATGAATACGATTTTCTTGTGCTATCTATGTAACTCATATCTGTTCCGTTTTGAGGGTTATTTTATCACATCTGTTAATCGGTGTTTTTACTTCTTTCCCATACCACGAACACCAATAATATGGCTGAAATAAATTGGGTGAATGCGTGCAATATTTACATCTTTCACACAGGTGGATTCCATTCATTTTTAAATTTTTTGAGTATTAATTTTTTTCAATGAAAGTATTGGTTGTATTCAACACTCCGGCTGAATCTTGACTTTTGCCATCTCTTATGAAGATTCCTTCTTCTTTCAGCCTTTCATAATCGATTTTATTCATAAAAATAACACTCGCATTGCCATCTATATACAGTTTGCATTGCATGAATTGAGTTCCTTTTACTTCCTCAATTACGTCTATTTGCATTGTTCTTTTTTTACTCATATCATGCTCTGAATGAGCCTTAATATATCCACTTCTATAAGCACTCATAACCAATCCTCTTACATCCATTCGATCAATAAATTCAGGTTGAGGATCACACACCCTTTTTGAATATTCAATCGCCAATACTGTTACTGTTTTCTTCTTCATATCTGTTCCCGTTATTAGTTAATACAAATATTCTTCTGGATCATATCCTAATTCGATAATCTCCTGTTTCAATTCATTGATTTTACGTTTCCATCCCCGACGATCTCCCCTGACTTCCGGGTCATTATTGTCAAGCATGAGCTGAATATCCTTTATCTCTTCGATTTTATCTTTAACTGAATCATCGGTTGAGTAACATTCAAGACATAGCATCTTGCCTTTATTCAATTCTGATTCACGAGTAGAATTTAATTCTACCCATTCTCCGCATTTACTGCATGGTACTGGCATTTCCATAATATTCCTTTTTATATCATTTTGAATTATTTTTTTATAACTACCGCCATTGTACTAATGGAAGTGCCACTCTCTTTAAACTCCCCCGCGCTGATTTCAAACACTTCTCCATGTACTTCTTTCAGCCAGTTTCGGAAATCAATACATTTCTTTTCCGAAGCGAATTTCCAGTGTTGGCTAGTTATTGCCGCAAGGGTTCCACCTTGCTCTAAACGTTCATACATAAGCTTTACATGAGCTATATCCTGATTACCGGAAAATGGAGGATTGGCAATAATCTTAGTGTAATGCCCTACACTGTCTTTCGTAAAATCTTCATCAAGCAGTATCACATTTTCCAACGAATGCAAAAACTCTCTGTTTTCCGGCATCAGTTCATAGCATTCCACTGTTACAGAAGGACAAGCTCGATGAATGGCTTTAATGAGAGCACCGCGGCCGGCACTCGGTTCCAGTACCGTATCATTTTCATGTATTCCGCCGGCAAGCATAACCAGCCAGTCCGCCACCTCAGCCGGCGTTTCAAAAAACTGGTATTCCTGCTGAAGATTACAGCGCTTCCCTTCTTTAAGAATTGAGAACACCCTCTCCGGATTGAACGGGAATGTAAACCCTTGAGCCTTTCCACCCTGCCAAGATCCGCCGGCTTCTTCAATCCATTTCTTAGCCTCGGCATACGATTTCTTACAAAACTGCACATTGGGAAGTTTCAACAAACCGTTCTCCAAGGTACAATGCCGCAGTATCTCTTCAACGCTCCAGTTCTTCCCACTGTCAGCTGTACCTTTCTTGCTTTCTTTATTCTCCTCAATGCCTAACAGCCTGTGCAATGATTTTTGTACACCGATAGCAATGGAGGCATTGACTGACATCCACTCCAGTATGGCTGTCAGAAACTCGGTGTCTACATGTCCAGTCTCGTCATAAATGGTTTCCTTGTCAATCAGGGTCGGAAGCTGCTTAAATGGTTCAAGGCTACCATGTAACGTTTCGATTAAAATCTCTTTTTTGCTCGTCATAACTCTTTTGTAAATAAATTCTTGTTGTGTCTACACTCCCATGACCTAAAAGGTCAGCCAGTTGAATAACATCTTTGTTTTTTTTCAGGAACATTTTAGCGAAAAAATGACGAAAGGCGTGTGCGTGCATCTTCCTTGAATCAATACCGCAATGTTTTCCCCATGCTTTCAAGTGCTGGGAAAAGCCCCGCTGTGTGATCGGACCGAATCTCCCTACCGCAAAAATCCCGGTTTTACCATGTTCCTTAGCATAAGCCTTCGCTTCTTGCTGTAGCTGTTTTTGAAAGAAAAATCGACGGTACTTGTTACCCTTCCCTCTTAGTGTTACCTCCCCGGATATAATGTCTTCCCACGTGAACTGCTGGAATTCTGACAGACGGGCACCCGTTGTACCCAATACTTTGATAAAAAAGTAGTAATCCTTGTTGGATTTCGTTTTCAGAAAATCCAGTAGGCGGTTGTACTCCTCTTCTGTCGGGACATTGTTTACATCGAGCTTGCGCTTCGTCTTAGGTCGCTTAAGCTCTATCGGTTTTTTAAGCCATTTAGAAAATTTTTCCAAAGCGGTGATACGTAGACGGATAGTCTGTGGGGATAATGATTTTTCTTCTAAAGTCCGTATAAACCGCTTGCAGTTTTCCATATTGATCTCATTCACATATTCAAAGTATTGCTTCAAGGATGTATAATAAATATCCACTGTATGTGGCGAATAATCATTGTTATCAGTCAACCATATTATGAAATCATGGAGTAGTTTCTTATTTTTCTCTGAAATGACGTCAAGCTTTTCCAAAGGTTTCACCGTCTTTTCCCTTTTTCCATATCCGATGTTGAGAAAGGATAATAGATCGCATATAGCTGAACACATTAATGAATGACGCACCATGACATCAGCATTTTCACGTTTGTAATTCAAATAACCACGGCGGTTCACTTCTTTGGCCATCTCTAAAAAATCCGTGACATGCTTGATATATTTCCCGATAGTATCATAAGTCCTTCCTGTCGTGTATATGTAAGAAATATAATCAGTTAATATCTTCTGTCTGTCACTATTCATGGTTATTTATTTCTTTTTTTTTGATTTAATCTTGATTGGATTGTTTTTGGTACCAGTACCCAACCATTTTAATTGGATGCCATGTATCCGGAGCCAATATTTAAATTCGGACGTGGTTGTCTGTTTCATATCTGTTCCGTTTCGAATCAAACTAGACCAGCCCACTCATTAATCGTAGCATTCAAAGCCCCCATAACAAGCATCTTGTCACTTTCGTCATACTCCATAAGCACCTCCACTGTCCGGTCACCATTACAATCATTGTATTCCCTTCCTGTTTGAATATTGACAGGAAGACCGTTCTCGTGGACTGCTTCAAGCCATGCCTCAAGCAATCCTTTATTCATTTCTATTTTAGCACTTTTCATAATTTCTTACTTTAGCAATAACAGACGATCCATTCTTCTTTATACCAATCTCGTCCAACACCAATACATCAGGATATTTTGTCACCCATTCCGGAAAATAATTTGTTGTCAGAACAACAGTAAAATCACCTTGAAAATAATCCCCTCTGACCAACGCCTCGTAATACTGTAACTGCCATTCCGGGATGTCATCAAACACCATTACATCAACATTTGTATCAATATGTTCCAAGAAACTTTTAAGACTTGATGATCTGACATCATAAAAAACACTACGCTTGTTTTGGCACATTTGAAGTGCCAACTAAGTTTTTCCACACCGAGGAGCTCCTACTAATAGTATTACTTTCATATCATTCACAATTTAAGTTTATCACATTTATTAATTTCTACTACAAGTTATTCACGCTCAAATATTTTCACTCCAGCCACTTCTTCTATCTTATCCTTCGCTAGTTCAGGTATTCGTACCCAACCACTCCGCCAATTATTAAACGTATAAATCGGCACCTTGCATTCATCAGCGAGCCTTTTAGCCATCTCAGATGATTCACATACTGGTAAACTGCGCAAATAGGTTCGTAATGCCATGCCATCAATTGTTTTTTTCTTCTTTTTTTCTTCCATATTTAATTAAATATTGAATATTGTTTTGTAGATTTATAATGCAAATATAATAATATTGTATCAAAACTATAACTTTTATATAGTTATTTTATAGTATTATTTTAGTGTTGATTTTTAATACATTGATTATGAGTGAAATAATAGGTAATAAACTAAAGAAGATTTTAAAAAGAAAAGGTATTACCCCAAAGGAATTTGGAGGGATGATAGGAAAATCAGAGCAACGCATATATCAATACTATAATGCTACAAAATTTGACTCTGATCAAATTATAGAATTCTCTAATATATTTAAAGTACCTATTGCATATTGGTTTGATGATGAAGGTTACCGACTCAATCAATCAGTCGTTGGCGATGGGAGTGCAGCCTCTATATATGGTAATGCTACCGCTGGAGTTATAGCAGACAAAGATAAAGAAATAGAGCATCTGAAACAGTTACTCAAAGAAAAAGAGAGGCTAATTCAAGTATTAATGAATAAATAATATTGTAGTTATGATAGAATTAAAGGCTAGACCTTTTTACACCTAAATACTGGGACGTAATCGGGACAGAAGTATGAAAAAAGAGAGATTATCCATATTATTAATCAGCCTATTAGTGGAAGCAAAATGTGTCAATAGCTCGCCTCATTCCGACACTGTAAAGGATAAGCCACTGAAAGTCAGTGGCTTATCTCATTTTAAGCAAATCCGCCGGGACGAAATCGGGACGGGAATTATTAACCATTTGTTTCTGCTGTTAGCAAAAACAAATAAAAAAAAATGTCCAAAATCCAAGAAATTAAGAGTTACACACCACCTATATTACATACGGGTAAAGATTGGTACATTGACTTTTACGCATTCAATCCTGTTGACGGAGTGATGAAACGGAAAAAGATCAAACTGAACTTCATCAAATCCGTTAAGGAAAGAAGGGCATACGCCAAAGGATGCATCAACAGACTATCAGAAAAACTCGCAACAGGATGGAATCCTTGGATTGAGCAAGAATGCGGCAACGCCTTTCTACTGTTCAAAGATGTAATAGACAAATACCGCACTTTTCTCGCCAAAATGCAAAGGGACGGGAGATACCGACAAGAAACGATCAAATCTTATAGCTCCTACCTTCGTAATATGGAAATCTTCAATGAAGAGAAAAAGGTCCCTATCACCTACATTTACCAATTTGATAAGGATTTTTGTGTTATGCTGCTTGACGAAGTGTATATAACTAGGGATAACACTGCATTTACGCGCGATAACTATCTCGGCTTTTTGAAGTCTTTTTCCACCTTCTGTCTGAACCATAACTATTTAACACAGAATCCAACAGCCGGGATCAGTAGTCTGGGAAGAAAAGGGAAAAAAAAGCTACGCAACATCCTGCCACCGGAAACACTTGCAAAAGTGAGCGACTACTTAAAGAACCATAACCCCTATATGTTGCTGGCAAGCTATATTCTATACTATTGTTTTATCCGACCGGCGGAAATGGTAGGATTGAGATTAAACGATATAAGTTTGAAAAAGCAAACAATATTCGTATCAGACAATATATCAAAAAATCGCAAAGATGGCACTATTACATTACCATCAAAAGTCATACATCTCATGTTGGACCTGCACATTTTCAACAATCCCGGTGATTATTATTTATTCTCTGACGGGTTTCGTCCCGGTAAAACAAAAAGATCTGAAAAAATGTTCCGGGACTGGTGGGCACATCATCTCAGAAAAGATTTAAAGCTTTCCGCCCAATATAAGTTTTATTCCTTAAAAGATACAGGTATAACGAATATGTTACGACATTATGATGTGTTAAGCGTACGTGACCAAGCTCGTCACAGCAGTATATTGATGACAGATATTTACACGCCTCATGATATACAGGAAGCCAATGATCTTATAAAAAATTATCAAGGAGATTTTTAGTAAGCAGATATCAAGCGGTTACCCGTCGCTGGGCCGCTTGATATTCTAAAAAAAGTAAAATATGAGATTTTATTTATTATCCTCAATCTTCGCTTTGATTTGTTGAAGTAATCTAAAAGCTCCGGCCATCTTATAGTTGCCCAGACATTGCTTGGCTTGCATGATACAGGATTCAACAGTAAGTTTCAAATCCGGTGTGAAAGCGGATTTGTTAATCTGCATTTCTTTGGGAAGTTCATCAGCATGGTTATTGAACCATACGATCATTTCATTCAATTCCTCCTCGGAATAAGATTCTTTTTTTTCAGCCATAATACATAAGTTAATGTTAGTTCCGGCAAAGATAACAAAAATAGCCCCGACTCATCACGAGCTGGGGCAGTCCAATTTATAAATTTAAAGTCTTATGATGAAGATTGTCTATTGCGCCAATGCTTTACTATCAGCATAACGACAATCAAAACGGTTACACAAACACAGGCAAAACCGATTTGTTTAAGCAAAGTGGATTCTTTTTTATCCTTTACCCCTTCAGTCTTGGTTTCTTCATGTTTGGTGGAAGTGGTTTCCTTGTCAGCTTTCACTTCCGTACTGTCTTTGATTGCAGTTTCCTTCCTTTTATTCTTGCTGAAATCACCTTCCACATGACCGTCTGCCAATAACGGAGGTTTCCCGGTCAGGCTATCGGGCGGTTTTCGGGTATCATAGATACAGAAATCAATTACATAGTTGCCATTAGTGGTTATCAGCTCTCTTAAAGAAGTAGCAGACCCATGTATGATGTTGACTGATTCACTGGCGCTATCTTTGCTGATTACTTCTACATCGGACTTGACAGCCTTATGCGAGCTGCCACATGATCCGAACAACAGGAACAAACACATGAAAGGAGCCAGCAATATATGCCGGCTTACCCAGTTCATAACTCTAACC